TTATAACAATGCGTATGTGGTGATTGAGTCGAACGATCAAGGTAGTATCGTGTGTCGCGGGCTTTACTATGATCTTGAATATGAAAATGTTCATGTAGAGTCTGCAATCAAAGCAAATGCAGTCGGTATTGAAATGACTCGCAAAGTCAAGCGTCTTGGATGTTCAGGCATTAAAGATTTGTTAGAAGAAAAAAAGTTAGATGTTTGCGACGAAGAAACTATTCTTGAAATTTCGACATTCGTTTCTAAGGGGCAATCATACGAAGCAAGCGATGGCAATCATGATGACTTGATGATGAATCTGGTCATGCTTGGTTACTTTGTTTCTACGCAAATGTTCTCTGACATGACGGATATTAATCTTAAGCAAATGATGTTTGAAAACAAAATGCGCGAGATTGAAGACGCAATTGTTCCGTTTGGATTTGTCGATGATGGTACTGATGCGATCAAAGAAATTGAAGAAAGAGAGCGATATAAGCACGAACCATGGCAAATATGGGAAGATGTTTACTAAAATTGTGCAAATTATAAATAAATAATGTGAATCTTCCGTATTATGTTTCCTTATCATATGTTAACGAAAAAAGGACACGACCATGGCATTAATACCATCTGAGTCTCCCAATATTCTCGTAAAAGAATTTGACCTGTCTGGTGTGGTGCCAGCAGTCACTACTTCTACGGGGGCATTTGTAGGAGATTTTAACTGGGGTCCTGTCGATCAGCCTAGACTGGTCGGTAACGAAGCAGAACTTGTCTCTGCTTTTGGATCCCCCGACACCGATTCTGCGGCTGATGCCACAGACTTTCTTTCTGCGTCTATGTTTCTCAAGTATTCGGGTAGCGCGTATGTTAGCCGTGCGGTTGGCGATGCTGCTAAGAACGCTGCGGCTGCAGGCACTGCGCCTCTAGTCAAGAATCTTGACAACTGGAACGCACAATCACTTACAGCAAACAAACTGGTTGCAAAGTATCCTGGCACTCTGGGTAACAGCATCAAAGTTTCTATCTGCCCTCGTTCAGATTCCGACGCTGCATTTACTAACTGGACCGTTGACGGCGTAAACATGTCTGCGCTCTTCGATGGCGCTCCTGCAACCTCTTCTTATGTTTCTTCGCTTAGCTCGGCTACGGCATATGACGAAGCGCATGTGGTTGTTTATGACAATGATGGTAAAGTCAGTGGCACACCTGGGACAATTCTTGAAACTTTCCCCTATGTGTCTCTCGCTACAGACGCCAAAAAAGATGATGGTTCGACCAACTACATTCTAGATGTGTTGAACAATCAATCTTCTTATGTTTGGGGTGCAAGCCTTGCAGCAGACTTTACTGGTATCACAAACGCTGCGGCATTTACTGGTGCGGGTGATAGTGCAGTACAGACTTATGCATTTAGTGGCGGTGTGCATGATGCTCTTGATGTTGGCGATTATCAGACTGGTTTTGATCAGTACGATGATCCTGATAACATCCAAGTTGACTTCTTAATTGCTCCTGGTTTACAAGCGGACGCTGATCAAAGAACATTGATCAACTATCTTGCAACCATTGCTAGCACTCAAAGAAAAGACTGCGTGGTAGTTGCTTCGCCTTCTCGCAACCTTGTTGTGAACAAGACTGACACTTCTACGATTGCGTCTAACACTGCTACATGGGCAAACACTTTGAATGCTTCGTCTTATATTATTCTGGACAACAACTATGTTAAAGTCTACGATAAGTACAGAGACAAGTATGTGTTCATTCCTGCAGCACCTGCAACTGCTGGTATCATGGCTGCTGCTGATGTAAACTCAGCCCCTTGGTTCTCGCCTGCAGGGCAACGCCGTGGGCAGTATTTTGGCGTGACTTCGCTTGCGTACAACCCATCGAAGTCTCAAAGAGATACGCTGTACAAAGCAGCAGTGAACCCTATTGTGAATCTGCCTGGTCAAGGGATCTTGCTGTTCGGTGACAAGACGAAACTTGGTCGTCCTTCTGCATTTGATCGCATCAATGTTCGTCGCCTGTTCTTGGTGATGGAGCGAGCAATCAAAGGCGCCGCACAGAATGTTATGTTCGAATTCAATGATGAATTCACTCGTGCGGAATTCGTTAACATTGTCGAGCCTTTCTTGAGAGAGATTAAGGGTCGACGCGGTATCACTGACTTCAGAGTGGTGTGTGATGAAACCAACAACACTCCTGATATCATTGATAACAACCAATTTGTTGCTTCGGTCTTCGTGAAGCCAGCGCGTTCTATCAATTATGTCACACTGAACTTTGTGGCTGTTAGAACTGGTGTTGACTTCGATGAAGTTGTCGGGCTGGTCTAAGCGCAAAGGAGTATAAAAAATGGCATTACTAGGTATAGATGATTTTAAATCTAAACTGAGAGGTGGTGGCGCTAGACCTAATCTGTTCAAAGCGACACTTAACTTCCCAGCATATGCAGGGGGCGATGTAGAACTTACTTCGTTCCTCTGCAAGACTGCGCAATTGCCTCAGTCTCAAACAAACTCGTTCCCTGTTCCGTTTCGTGGGCGCGAGTTGAAAGTTGCGGGTGACCGTACCTTCGAAGATTGGACAGTTACTATCATTAACGATACTGACTTTACCATTCGTGATTCGTTTGAGCGTTGGATGAATGGCATGAATGCGCACTCTGCAAACACTGGTCTTACGAACCCAATTGACTATCAAGCAGACTTGCTTGTTGATCAACTGGATCGTGACGAATCTGTGATCAAGCGTTATACTTTCCGTGGTGCGTTTCCTATCACGGTTGGTTCGATTGCTCTTGATTATGACACTCGTGACCAGATTGAAGTGTTCGATGTTACTTTCTCGTATCAGTATTGGGAAAGCAATACCACTTCTTAAGGGTGGTCTAAATATTGGGGAGTCTTCGGGCTCCTCAATATAATTTTTAGGGAAAAGCATGGCTGACTACGATAATGGTTTAAAACTTTTTGGATTTGAAATCCGAAGAGCGAAAAAAGTTGAGAAAGAGCAACAGAAACTTCAGTCTGTTGTTCCGCCTATTGATAACGACGGTGCAGGATATGTTACTGCTACCGCAGGTCACTTTGGGCAATACATTAACATGGAAGGTGACGAGTCGAAAGACAATCACCAGATGATCACCCGTTATCGTGGTGTGGCTATGCATCCTGAAGTGGATATGGCGATTGACGAAATTGTTAATGAGACCATTTCTGCTTCTGAACTACAGTCTTCTGTTGAACTTTCGCTTGACGACATTGAAGCAGGCGAAAAGATCAAAGAACAAATTCGCGAAGAGTTTGACGGTATTGTTCAGATGCTTCGCTTTAACGAAGTAGGGCATGAGATATTTCGTTCGTGGTATGTAGATGGTAGAATCTATCACCACTTGCTTGTTAACGAATCAAATCCTAAAGCAGGCATTCAAGAAATTCGAAATATCGATGCGGTAAAAGTCCGTAAAGTTCGACATGTAAAATACAAAAAAGATCCTCAAACTGGTGTTAAAGTTGTTGATGGTGTTGATGAATATTATATCTACGAAGACAAGCCAGGTCAAACACAGACTGGTGTTAAACTATCTAATGATTCAATCAACTATGTAACATCAGGCTTGCTAGACGAAACGAAAAAGAAAGTCGTCTCGCATCTGCACAAAGCATTAAAGCCAATCAATCAACTGCGCATGATGGAAGACAGTCTTGTCATCTATCGTCTTGCTCGCGCACCCGAGCGCCGTATTTTCTACATTGATGTAGGTAACTTGCCTCGTGGTAAGGCTGAGCAGTACATGCAAGATATCATGACCAAGTATCGTAACAAACTGGTCTATGATGCAAGCACTGGACAAATCAAAGATGATCGCAAGCATATGTCTATGCTTGAAGACTTCTGGCTACCTCGTAGAGAGAACGGTAGAGGCACTGAGATTTCTACACTGCCTGGCGGTGAGAATCTTGGACAGATTGACGATATTATTTATTTCCAAAAGAGATTATATCGTTCTTTAAATGTGCCTGTCAATAGGCTTGAGCAAGAAGCACAGTTTTCTCTTGGTCGCTCTAGTGAAATCTCACGCGACGAAGTTAAGTTCCAAAAGTTTGTTGATAGACTTCGCCGTAGATTCTCCTGGGTTTTCTTGGGTGTTCTCAAGAAGCAGTTGATCATCAAGGGTATCATTACCGAAGAAGATTGGGAAGACTGGAAAGACAACATATATGTTGACTTCGTAAAAGACAACCATTTCACCGAACTGAAAGAAATGGAAATTCTCCGTGAGCGTATCGGTGTTATGAACGAAATTACTCAGTATGTTGGTGAGTATTATTCGAAAGAGTGGGTCATGCGTAATGTTTTAAGAATGTCCGATGACGACATTGATAACATGAAGAAAGAAATTGACACAGAAATGAAGTCGGGAGAAATACCCGACGAAGAAGAAAAG